GCTTATCCTTCTGCATATTACAATGGAACAAATTTAAAACCAGGTTATTCCTATAGTAGTGGTGGTGGTGCTACAAAGGTCCACACCATTAAAGGAACAAAAGCCAAGTATGGAAGATGGGGTGGTGGTAAAGATTCTTATAGTTGGAAGCCAGCTACGCCCGATAGGCATATCTATAAACTACCTGCTCCTAAACCTGCTCCTAAACCTGCACCCAAGCCAGCACCTAAGCCTCCAGAGCCTCGTATAGAATCAGGCCCTACCTTTGTTGGTAAAAATGCAGCTGGAAAAGGCTTGACTGCCGCTGAGTGGGATCTGTACTCCAAAGAAACACTGTTTGGGCTGCAGTCTGCACAGCAGTCGCAGGTCCAAGATTCTGTTAATTCCACTTCGTTAGCAATTCAGAATCTTGCAAACGAAGCTAGTGCTTATGCGCAAGATTCAGAATCAGCACGTAATACTTATAGCGAAAATGCTGCCAGCTGGCGCACACAATATTCTACTGATGCACAAGAACGGTGGACTAATTTCGGTAATGTGATGGACTATAAGGCTACAACTGATTCTCAAAAAATCAAAGGAGAATATGATGTTAGCCTTCGTAAAATCATGAATGCAGGTAACGAAGATGTGGCTAAAATTCAAGGTGAATACTCTACAGCCAATACTCAGCTTCAAGGTGAATACAACTTAGCAGGCGAAAAAGTTCGTGGTGCTGCTTCTCGTGATATAGCTCAACGCAACAAAGAAGCATCTATGTTCGGTAGCTATCTTGGTGGTTTTTGGTCTTGATTTAAAATTTAGTGTCAGTAGTATAATTAATGTAGTTAATTCGTTTATACAATGGCTAACGATCCAGGCGGCTCCAGCGCCAATAATCAGGATGCAGCGGTTGACCTTACTACCTTCCAACAGCTTTTAGACAAGCTAGAAGGATCCAAGAAGCGTCAGCAGCGCCAGAAATCCGTAGAAGGTCGTCGTGACATCTACAGCCAAGGTCTTGCTTCAATGATGGGCAACTTCTAAAGAGTTGATCCATGGTTGTAGGAGCACCTAACCCCAAACAAGGACAAGTAGGAATGACATCATCTACGCCTAAAAACGTTGACGATACTTATGCAGACGACGATTGGTTTGATCTAGACCAATACAAGAAAGCTGCACAAGTCGCTTACGATTTTTCCATTGGAAAGATGGAAAAGGGCGGTGAAGAAGAACGTGAAACCATTGGGAAAGGAGCTTTTGAACAACGCAAGTCAGCGGACCAGCAGCAGCAGTTCAGCGAAAAAGACGAAGCCAGGGATTACCGCCAGGCGCAAAAGGGATATCGATTCTGATATCAACGTCAAAGTCTTTGAACATTGGCTAGATAATTTAGATAGTGCATCGAGAGAGTCTTTTTCTGCTTTTGCAGAAGAGACTTTTTCTCCTATCCAGGTTTATCTATACGCCAAATTCCTGGGGTATGAAAGCAGCATTATTGCTGTGGATCATTGGGTAGCAGTTGCCTATCCAAAGCCTGATCATTATCGAGTGCTATTGCATGAGATTAATGAGATGCAAGAAGACATCCGTAAACTCAGGGAAGACATTGAGAATACTGCGGTCAAGCGTGATGCTGGTGTAGCACGTATTGCACAGATGCAGAAAGAGCTTAGAGGCACCATTGCTCAAGTTGATTCTTTTGTATCTTCTAAAGACAGAAAAGGTTTGTTGATGGCCGGAGCAGACCGTGCCTTGCGTGAGCTGGCCTCTGTGTTTAAAGATGACCCTATCGAAGGCCCCTTACAAGAAGCATCAATGTCTGTATGGGCTAGAATTCAGTTTGAAGAATAGGTTTATTTAGTGGAAGAATCTGCTGGCCCATCTGTAGAATCTTCGTTCACGCATAAGTCGATGAACAATATTTTGCAGGCCTTAGATCGTAACCGCCGAGTCAGTCCTGGCTTCAATAACTTCCGCCCAGTGGATGAAATACCACAGGGAGGCAACCCATATCCCAATCAACCCTTAGCAGGGAAATATATGTAATGGCTAAGAAAAAAATGCCTCCCCAGTTGGTGGAGTATTACAAAAAGAAAACAGGTGGTAAAGACGGAGATGAGGCTGAGAAATCAGCAGAGAAGGGATTGAAAGCTGCTAAGGCAGCTAAAAAGCATAAAGATTGTAACTGCAAAGACAAGTAAGTTACTATTTAGTAACTACTAGGTCTGCTCGTGCCTTCTCATCTTCACTTAGCTTATCGACGCAATGCAAAGGCTGCTGCAGCAAACCATCGCATACGCAAGACTGATCAAGAAGACCTGTACGAAAAAGCAAGAGAAGACTTTGGTTTCTTTTGTGAGTATGTTGCTGATAAAGCTCCAGCAGAACACCATAAGTATTGGAACCAGCAGTTGGTTACCAATGAAAGTAGTTCATGCCTAACAAAAATTGCTGGACCCAATATTGACCTATTGGGGCCGCGTGGATCAGCTAAAAGTACAGTCCTAGGCTTATACACTGCCTGGGCCATTGGTGTACATACCACAGCCAAGAAGCCTCTACAAATTCTTTACCTCAGTTATACCGTTGATATTGCAAGATCTAAATCAGCCACGATCAAACGGATCATTGAATCTAAAAGATATCAGAATGTATTCCCTACCGTTAAGCTGCTCAAAAACGTTACTAGCAACGAGTACTGGTCCATCGACCACAAGTTTGCTGGTATTGATACAACTGGTGAAGAACAGTTTACTTTATGCGCCGCTGGTCTTAAAGGATCGGTGACTTCAAAACGATCACACCTTGTCATCATTGATGACCCTGTGAAATCTGCTGCAGATATTGGCAACCCAGACATCCGCAAGATGATGCAGGATAACTGGAATGCAGTGATTGCTCCCACGATGTTTGAAGGCGGCCGTGCGATATGCCTGGGGACACGATTCCGTCATGACGATATCCATGCGACAACGTTCTGCCCACAGAACAATTGGATGCAGATCGTCCTATCAGCGATCTTAAATAACGAGGAGACAGGCGAAGAAGAGTCATACTGGCCAGACATGTGGTCATTAGATTATCTAAAAGAAAAGAAAAGGCAAGCACCGATTGCGTTCTCTTTCCAGTACATGAATCAGATTGTCAGACAGAACGAACTGTCATTGGCACCTGAACTACTGGTTAAAGCAGAGATTGCGACAGAATTTGATTGTCTTGGTATTGGCGTTGACTTGTCCGCTGGAATCAAAGAGAAAAATGATTACACAGTAATGGTGTTAGGCGGGAAGATTGGTAACAAAATTCATATTATTGACTATAGAAGAATCCGTGTAATGGGTAATCTAGAGAAACTTGATGCAATGAAAGAGCTTCTTAATGACTGGTCAATCGTTGGCCGTCAAGATGACGGCTTGTATTTCCCCACTTTCTCTACATGTGATATCTGGTCTGAAGCAGTTCAGTATCAAGCATCACTAGAAGCAGATTTTAAACGAGTCTGCTTGGAACAAGAAGACTTATACAATCTTATTTGGCATCCAGTCAAAGGATTCCGTGCAGATAAACTTGCACGTTTCAGAGGTATAATGGGTATGTTTGAAGATCACAAAATCATCTTCAATCGTTACAGAAATTTTACTACCATGTTTGAAGAGCTAACTAATTTTGGTGTTAGTTCGCACGACGACTGTGTTGATGCATTGGTATGGCTTGTTAACGGTTTGATGAAACGAGGAAAACTGCAACTGGATTATTAATGGAGCATTTAGTAGCTGCTGTTATTGCAGGCATTACAGGCATCGGCTGGGGTACAGGAAAACTCTTTAGTAGACTTCGTACCCTAGAAGATCGCATTGATCGTTTACCAATCGAATACGTTTTGAAACAAGATTATATTCGTGAGATGCAACGCACAAATGATGAGTTTAGCGAAATCAATAATAAGCTTGATAAACTTGTGGAAAAGATCTTGTCCAAATGAGCTACTACGTAGAGCTTCTTGAAGATAACAATGGTGATTTGGTCATGCAAATCCCTGAAGAAGTAATGGAAACTCTTGGCTGGGAGCCTGGCCAACTGCTTACTTGGGATTTAAAAGGAGACGGGATTATCCTTCAAAGATTAAATGGGGAAGGAGGATTTGAACCCTTAGAATAATAAAAAGCTTTACTAGATATGATTGGTGGATTAGCAGGACGAGCACTTTCCACTCAAGGTGGCTTTATGGGAAATTCTGGCGGATTAGCTGGCCAGTATCCTTTAGGTCTTGTTGGTCAGATCGGCGGTATTAATGAGCAGTTATCTCCACAAGAAGGAGGTAATCCGTT